CATTGAGAACGGTCGTGCCGGCGCCGCGCTTAATCTCGTAGTCGATGCGCTGTAGCAGCTGCTCCACGCAGCCCTCCACGTCACCGTCCACCGCGCGTTGCAGGATTGCCCGCGTCGCTTCCTCGGTGGCGGCTGGGACGCGGTCGCTCGATGCGTTGGGGTCGTAGTTGTCGACGCCGAGCGCCTGCATTCGCGCCATGCGGTAGAAGCGGTTGGCGAGCGCCTCCACGTTGCGCACGGCTGCGCCGCAATACTCCTCCATCACCGCAACGACCTCTGGAGCGGATGCGCTCACGTCGGCGATGTCGATTTGCGCGAGACGCGCCGCGAGCATTTGGCGCGCCTGGCTGCTGATGCCGTTGATGCCCTTGGTGAACGCGTCCACCGTGGCGCGTGGCACGCTAGCCATTCTCGCTCACCCCGAACAGCTGCGCCATCTGCTGCGAGAGCAGGTTGGCCTGCGTCTGCTGCCGCGCCTTGCGGCGCATCGCCTCGGAGAAGCCCATCTGCTCCCAGTAGACGTCCGTGCCGGCGAATCCCTCCACCTGCGCGGCAATCTTCGACATCGCGTCGGCCTGAGAGACGATGGACGGCATGGCGGGGTTGCGGAAGTTCGCGGAGAAGTCGCGCTGCTCGTCGGTGAGGTCGTAGTAGCCGACGCCACTCTTGATCGCGATGCACATCTTGGCGATGTCGCGCAGGGTGTCACCAGCGGTCTCGTTGAATTCCTCGACCTCGATGACAAGCGGCTCGTTCACCGCATAGATGGCCTCGGCGCTCTGCGGGTTGGCGTCGCTAGACACGCCGAGCTGATGCAGCGGGACGTTGGTCTCGCTCGTGAACCTTGATGCAAGAAGGCGCATATACTCGGTTGTCTGTTGCATCGAGCCTTGGCTCAGCTGCCCGAACGTCGGCACATCGCCGTTCTCGTCACGACCGACCGCCATGATGTTGCCGATGTAAGCTTCCCACCGCGTCTGCTCGGCGAACGCCTCCTGGTCGACGCCGAGCAGGTACTTCTGCGGTGCGACGCTGAACTGGTAGGCGATATCGCCACCGAGAGCCACGCGCACGGCGGCGTCGGTGAGCGACATCACGGAGCGTGACACGCGGGAATAGCCGAACGGTCGCATGTCGGACGCGCGGTAGGCGAAGACGCCCATCGGCACGACGCCGAGCGCGAACGGCTCGACCGACCAGCCCCAAACGGAGTGGTCGCGCCAAAGGTGGACAATCTCGTGCTCGGTGACAAGGTTGCATCGGACTGGTTCGCCGTTATTGTCGCGCTCTTCAACGGTAAGACCATAGGCGATGCGCCCACGAGCCTTGTCCCAGACGGCTGCGGCATCCTCGGCGGAGTAGAGGTCGATGCGTGGCTCCCCGCCCTCGTCCTCGGTGACAGTCACGAAGCAGCACGACTGGATGAGCGCGGGCGTGATCGCGTGGCGGTACTTGGTCTTGAGCCGCGAGCGGTCAACGATGCCGTCCAGCAGCTCCTGGACTTCCGTGGTGGCGGCGGTGAAGCCGTCGAAGCGCGAGCGCACGGCCATGGCGTCCACGGCGATGCGCGGCCAGCCGACGACCGTCTCGACGTTGAGCAGCTCGGGCGGCGTAGAGATGCCGAAGTCCTTGAGGTGGTTCTTCCCATCGTAGTAGCGGCGGCGCAGCCTGTTGCGATGCTCCTTGCTCTCGCGGAGCGCGAGGAGGTAGGTCGCGGCCCAGCGCCACTCGTCGGGCATGCCGTCGGCGAAGACAGGCTTCTGCCACTTGCCGTAGTCGATGTTGCGCAGCTCGTGCCAGGTGTCTGGCTGAGGCACGAACGTCGCGTCCGTGATGATGGCCACTAGAAGACCACCGCCTTTCTGTTGGGGTCGCGCTTGGTGACAAGCGCTTGCCAGTGCGCGAGGGCGCACGCCTCGACGAGCGTGGCGTCCGCCTCGTCGGTCGATGCGAACCCCCAGCCGCCCGTCTTGCCAATTGGTCGCCGCTTGGAGTGCGTGGCGCTGACGTTGAGCGCGGGCTGGTCGAAGTGCGTGAGCGACCGCTCCCTGACCGCGTTGTTGAGCATCGAGCACGCTGCCACCACGTCGCCGGCGCTCGGCCGCACGATGCACGTGCGCGGCACGCCCGCGCGCAGGAGGCGCTCCGTGAGGTCCTGCGCGTTGCTCGCTCCGTCCACCACTATCTGCGCGGCCTTGCCCTTGCGCTGCGCCAGCCACTTGGTGAAGTGGTCGATGCCCGCCGAGAGCGACGCGACCTCGGCCACCTCGACGTGCGGCCTGCCCTCGTCCGGCCTGCGGCAGACCGCGATGGCGCCGGTCGAGCCGTCGGCGCTGAACTTGACCGCGTACACGACGATGCCGCCCTTCGGCGGCTCCTTGGTCGCGCACGCCGCCCACTTCTCGGCGTCCAGCGCCGCCTCGAACCGCACCGGCGGCAGCCAGTAGCCGAGCCGCTGCTGCGCGAACTTGAGCGGGCTCGCGAACGACGCGGCCTCTGAGCGCACGGCGTCCTCGGTGATGCGCACGCCGAGCGCGGGGTTGCACGCGTACCAGTAGTCGGGGTTGGCGATGTGCTCCGCGTCCAGCACGAAGCCCTCGATGTCGCTGGCCGACCACTCGTTGAGCGACGCGGGCTCGCCGATCGTGCCGTTCGCGACCGCGTCGCGCTTGGTCTGGAAGATGCCATCGCCCTTCGACTCGGGCGTGGGCGGCGTGCCGACGAAGATGTACTGCGGGTTGCGCAGCGGCGCCGCCGACGCCGTCGCCATGAGCGCGGAGAGCTGCGCCTCGGTCAGCTCCTGACACTCGTCGAAGAGCACGACGTCCACCGTGTAGCCGAGCTTGGCGGTGTTCGTTCGCGTCGAGAAGTAGATGCGCCCGCCGTTGCGGAAGTAGATGCACTCGTGCCCGGTCTTCTTGCTGCACTTGAGCACGCGCTTGTTGAGCCACGGATAGGCGCACTTCGGGTCGTTGGCCGTCTCGCCCACGAGGCCGTACATGGTCTCGCGAATCTCGGATGCGGTGTCGCCGTTCTGCGCGGTGTAGAGGATTCTCTCGCCGCGCACGAGTGCGCCCTTGAGCATGCGTGCGATGAGCGACCACGTCTTGAGGTTCTGGCGCGAGCATTCGAGGTAGTTGAGCCGGTGCGTCCATGCCCCGTCATCGCCGTACGCCAGCCAGTCGGAGAGCACGCCGCGCTCCGCATCGTCGGCTGGTTGCCCGATGGCCTCCATGAGGTCGCACGCGATGGGCGCGTACGTCCTCTCGTACGGCAGCGCCACTCGCAGCGTCGGCGTGGTCGAGCCTCGCCTAGTCCCCATTTCGGTACTTCTCCACGATGGCCGCCAGCGGGTCGTCGTCCGAGTCCTCGTCTGGCGCGATGCGCACGCCCAGCATGTCATTGAGCTGCCGCAGCGCGTTGACGTACTGGCGGTTGAGCATGACGTAGGTCTTGTAGATGGGGTTCTCGCGCGTGCCGCACTGGCCGCCGCCGTTGTTGTACTCGATGATTGGCGGCTGGTGCTCCATCTCGCGCCGCGTCTCTTCCAGCTTCTCGGCCATGAAGAGCACGTTCTCCGCCAGCTCGACCGCCTGGTCGTGCATCGGGCCGCCCAGCTCGACGCACATGCGCTCCGCGTCAGTCACCACTGCCACCTCCTGATTTCGGGCGGCTCGTGGCCACCCTAGTTTTCGACAACTCGTCTCTGAAAAGCCCTATGCGCACGGGACCAGGGCCACGCACCCCGGGGAGGGGCGTATGCCCCATGCCGAGAACCACGAAGTTTTCGACAATCGGTGTCCCCAGCCCCTCGCCGCCCCTCTGGGGCCGCCGCTGGCCACGTCGCCGAGCAAATCGGCCTTCTCACCACTCCTCGGACGTCGGGAGGCTCTGCCGCGCCGTCCTGGCGCGTCGGGCCAGCTCCAGGACCTCCGCGACGCTCTTGTTGCCCCGCCACTCGTTGCATCGGCGGTGCGTGGCGTCCACGTTGCGCCTGTCGTACGGGCTCCCGCCCTTGCTGACCGGCACCAGCTCGTCGCACTCGAAGCTGAGCGGG